TGTATCTTCTATTATTGCATCATTACTTTCAACAACTTCATCATCAGCTCGATCATCATCTGTATCTTCTATTATTGCATCATTACTTTCAACAACTTCATCATCAGCTCGATCATCATCTGTATCTAATGTTGTGAGATTATTACTTGCAACAACTTCATCTGCTACTTCTCCAACATTAACAATAGCATCGTCATTTTCATCATCAATTACAACATTTAATTTAGCTGGTTGTATAAAACGTTCAGTGTTTATATACAATCCATTTAACTTATCTAAATCGTTTTGTGTAATTACAAAACCATTTTGTTGTAATACTTCTAAATCAGATGGACTAAACCCATTTAAAACTAGCCAATAACCACTTATCCCTATATTATTTAAAAATGTAGCTTTTTCTTTTAAAGTAAAATTTGCAAAATTATCAGGAGTAGTTATATCCTTTTCTACATCACCAACAGCAAAAACAAAGCGACCCCCTGATCTCAGCGAGGGGCCTGGCGGTATCACGGGGTCTTGCCTTTGTTCAAAACGGGTAGTAGTGATACCTGCATTGATAAGTTGATCATCATATCTTCTAATTGCTGCATCACTAAATCCCTGAAAGATTAAATCTTTATTGGTAAACCCTTTATTCCCTAACCATTCTGCTTGTTGTAAAGGTGAAAAACTAATCCATTCATCTACTGTAATTTTATAAGTTGATCCATCTAACTTTTGAAAAGTATAACTAGGTGGTGGATTATTTGTATTTTGATTAGTAATCGTTACAGCAGGAGTAGTTGGTATCCCTGTTACATTATTATTAGGTATAACAGGACCTTGTTTTACTCCAGGTGTGTCTGTAACTGTATACCCGTAATTTTGCCTTATAGTGTTTATATTACTTTCAGTCCAACCCCATACAGTTTTTAAATCAGTGGGAGTTATTCCTTCTCTATTTAAAATGACTACTTGTTCGTTAATGGTTAAAGAGCCAAAATTATCAGGTATTAAAACAACTTTACCCGTGCTTAAAGGATATAAACTACCAGCTGTTGGTAAACTCGTATTGGTTTGATTATTATTTACGGTATTATTGCCATCCTTTGCTACTACCTTATCATTTCCTTCAGGATTAACAACGATATAACCTCTTGGTCTTATCTTTGCTATAAGTGTGTTTGCATCGATTCCACTTTTTTGAAATGTGTTTTCTTTTAAAATTTTTTCCAAGTCTTTAGGAGTAATACCATCTTTATTAAGAATTTCAATCGTTTGAGATACTCCTAATTTCCCCCAACTAGTTGGAACGGTCCATTTGGTTCCATCCACTAGCGTATAGACAGCTCCAGGAATAAACGGCAAAAGTTCATTAACAATCGTATTGGTTTGCGATGCTGATGCAGCAGCAGTTGGTGCAGCAGCAGTATCCACCGCAGTAGTTGATGTTGATGAGGGAAGTACTACTAAATTATTTTGAGTATTTACAGGTTGATTTGGATAGGCATCAGGAATACTTTGTTTAAAAGTTAATGGTTCATTAATTACAAATCTTTGCCAAATAGTTCTTTGATAGGTATCATTAAAATAACTAGGCATAACAGTATAATTTACTGCATCAACATAACCAGATGCCGCTTGTGAATCTAATAACCAATTAGTTAATGCTTCTGGAGTTGAGCCTATTGATTGTGCAATATCCTGTACTGTTGCTCCATATAATATACTGTTTGGATTCCTCATTGAGGACACAACATCATATTGTTTTGATACTACTGAGGTTGATGCTTTTTTTCCAGAATTAAAACCGTCTGCTTCAGGATAGTTACCCAAGTATATGTCAAAAAATGTTTCACGTATTTTTTCATCAGTCAAAGGACCAAAACGGCTTTCATATCCCCCGTATACGGGGTTTAGGGTGTCAGGGCTTCTGGATAAAATGTTGTCATTTCTTGTAGGGAAAAGACTACGAAACATTTCTTTTGTATAATTACCTTCTAGCCAATTTTTATATGTTGGAATAGTCTTGGAGCGCTCCGCATCCGTTTCAGGGTTCTCTAATACGCTGTCCTTTTTCTGTTGTTGAATATAAGCTAAAAATGGAGTAATATTATCACGAGGTGACCCTTTAAATACAGCAGTCTGCCATGCTGGTGGTTTATCTGTACTCATCTTTAATTCTTTCTATAGGATAATACATGACAAAAATCTCCAAACATATCATTGCATATACGTATTTAGTTATTAAAATATACAATGTTTTAAGTTTATTAAAAAAATAATAAATAAAAAGCTAAATTACTTTTCCTAAATCTTGCGTTTCTGCAATAAATTTTGTATAATAGTATAAAAATAAAGGATACTATGTCTATCACCAAAAAACCTATCAACTACCTTAATAATAAGGATATTCTTAAAGAAATACATGAAAGTAAAAATTCTTATTGTTATTTTATAAAACCAGATTATAACAAATATGATATCATAATCGACATGCCTCAAGAACCATTAGAAAAATCTTTTACATATGCAATAAAAAAAGATATAATTACTCAAGCAAAAGAAAATAGAGCTGCACGATTATTACTAGAAACTGGAGATAAAATTGAAGTAGAATCTATTCCAATTACAGATTTAATTTTTCGTGTAATGACGTGGGATCACATTCCAATTAGTCCAAAATTACCTAGAAAAATTACAAAGAAAAAAACAGCAATAGATATAATGGATTTTGATGATTTAGAAGAAGAAAGATTTATTGATTTGGAAGACCCAAGTACACAAAATGAAGTAGATGATATGGTTCATACCAAAGTTAATTTCCCACCTTTCCAACATTTTAAAATAGATAACACAAATACTTTTATTTGCGTAGGTAAAAGCCATTGGGTTGGCGGTTTAAAACGTGGACATTTTAGTAAAGATCATGGTAATATAACAAATACATTGGCAAGTATGTATATCAAGTTATGTGAAAAATATGCTATGAAATTCAATTGGCGTGGCTATACATATAACGATGAAATGCGTAATAGTGCAATACTACAATTAACTTATGTTGGACTACGCTTCAATGAAGCTAAATCACAAAACCCATTCGCATATTATACAGCAGCTATTACTAATAGTTTTTGTAGAGTTCTAAACACAGAAAAACGTAATCAAAATATACGTGATGATATCTTAGAAATGAATGGTCTTAACCCAAGTTATTCAAGAATGAATCAGGGCACAGGGAAAGCTTGGCTTGAAGAAAGTTAATCCATTTAACTTGATTGACTTGGTATTATATCATATAGTATTGCATGGCAAACTTATTTAAAAAGGCAGCATTTTTTACAGATATACATTATGGTCTTAAATCAAATAGTTTACAACATAACATAGACTGTGACAATTTTGTAAATTGGTTCATAGAAAAAGCAAAAAAAGAGAATTGTGAAACTTGTTTTTTCTTAGGTGATTATAACCATCATCGTGCTAGTATCAATATACAAACATTGCAATTTGGTTTACGTGGACTAGAAAAATTAAGTCAAAATTTTGACATGGTATATTTTATACCAGGTAATCATGACCTATACTATCGTGACCGTCGTGACATTCATAGCGTAGAATGGGCTAAACATTTACCAAACGTTCACATCATCAATGACTTCTTTAAAAAAGATGATGTAATCATACTGCCTTGGTTAGTACAAGATGATTATAAGAAAATCAAAAAAATGTCAAGCAAATATCTATTTGGACATTTAGAATTACCACGTTTTTATATGAACGCAATGGTAGAAATGCCTGATCATGGTGAAATAAACGAAGAACATTTTGGTAATTTCGAAAAAGTATTCAGTGGACATTTTCACAAGCGTCAAGCACGTAAAAATATTTGGTATATGGGAAATGCATTCCCTCATAATTATGCTGATGCAGGAGATGATGCACGTGGTATGATGATATTAGAATGGAATGCAGAACCAACTTTTCATAGTTGGCCACGTCAGCCTGTATATCGTGTACACAAACTTAGTGATATTTTAGAAAACCCACAAGGATTGCTATTGATTGATAGCCATGTTAGAGTACACCTTGATATTGATATAAGTTATGAAGAAGCCAATTTCTTGCGTGAAACATTTATACCAGAATACAAACTACGTGAAATGACATTAATTCCAATGAAACTAGAAAATATAGACCAAGGTAATTTTGAAGGTTTAAAGTTTGAAAGTGTAGACCAAATTATTGTTGATCAGATTAATGCAATTGAAAGCCAAGGCTTTGACAAAAAATTGCTTTTAGACATTTATAACACACTATGATAACACTTAAAAATATTACCCTGCGTAACTTTCTAAGTATTGGGCAGGTTACACAAGCAGTAAATTTTGATAGAAAAGAACTCACACTAATTTTAGGCGAAAACCTTGATTTAGGTGGTGATGGTGCTAGAAATGGTACTGGTAAAACAACTCTTATCCAAGGATTGTGTTATGCACTTTTTGGTGTACCTATAAATAATATACGTAAAGACAATTTAGTAAATCGTACTAATGCAAAAAGTATGTTAGTTACATTAGATTTTAATGTAAATGGTACTAACTATAAAATTGAGCGTGGACGCAAACCTAATATTTTGAAATTTTATGTTGACGATAAGTTACAGAAAGGTCAGGATGATGCACAAGGTGAAAACAAAGAAACACAAGGTTTCATTGAACGCACTATTAATATGTCTGTTGATATGTTTCGGCACATTGTCGCCCTTAATACTTACAGTGAACCTTTCTTAGCACTTAAAGCAAACGATCAAAGATCAATTATTGAACAATTACTTGGTATTACATTATTGTCTGAAAAGGCAGAAGTTGTTAAGGATTTGATTCGTCAAAGTAAAGACAATATTCAACAAGAAGAATTTCGTGTTAAAGCTATTGAAGAAGCAAATAAGCGTGTAAAAGAACAAATTGAAAGTTTAATACGTAGACAAAAGCTTTGGACTACAAAACACAATGAAGAACTTGAAAACTTAGCAATTGAATACGATAATTTATCACAAATTGATATTGATAAAGAACTACAATTACACAAAGATTTAATTACCTACAATAATCAAATACTTTTAAAAAATGCAAATGATAGTAAAATTGATTCTTTAAGAAAAGATATAACTAAAGAGGATAAAAACTATAACAAACTAGTTGCTGAGGTAGATTCATTAAAAGACCATAAATGTTATGCTTGTGGCCAAGAATTTCATGATGAACAACATAGAAAAGTTTTAGAAAATAAATTTAATTTATTGACTGAAAGTAAAAATTTACTAGATGACTATAAGTTTCAATTAAATCAAATGGTTGCTAGCCCTGTTACGGTTATTAAAAAACCAATTACACATTACAAAACTGAGGCTGAGGCAGTAAAGCACAGCAGTCAAATTGAAAATGTTATAAAACTAATTGAAATTAAAACAAATGAGACTGATCCATATTCAGAACAAATTACTGAAATGGAGAATAAAGCACTACAAGAAATTGATTTTGAAAAAATTAATCAATTAACAAGAATAATGGAACATCAAAAGTTTTTGCTTGATATGTTAACAAGTAAAGATAGCTTTGTTCGTAAAAAGATTATAGATCAAAACTTAAGTTATTTAAATTCAAGGTTAACACATTACTTAGATAAGATTGGATTACCACATCAAGTTGTATTTAAAAATGATTTACAAGTTGAAATTACCGAGTTAGGTCGTGAACTTGATTTTGATAATTTAAGTAGAGGTGAGCGTAATAGATTAATTTTGGGTTTAAGTTTTGCTTTTAGAGATGTATGGGAAAATCTTTACGCTCCTATCAATACATTGTTTATAGATGAATTAATTGACAGTGGATTAGATACGATGGGTGTAGAAAATAGTATAGCAATATTAAAAGACATGAGTAGACGCCGTCATAAAAGCATTTGGTTAGTTAGCCATCGTGAAGAATTAGCTGGGCGTGTTCCAAATGTATTAAAAGTAATAAAAGAAAAAGGATTTACTTCCTATAGCACAAGCGTAGATGTGGAATAATTTTTTTGTTACAAAATTATGATATATAAAGATATGCCAAGTCCACAAAAGAAAAAAGGCTCAAGTTTTGAGCGTGAAGTAGCAAACTTCTTATCGGAGATATACCAAGAAAGTTTTATTCGTGCCCCAGGTAGTGGTGCGTATGTGGGCGGCAAGAACCAAACTCGTAAAGAATTTTTACACGAGGGACAGGTTCGATCATTCAAAGGAGATATTGTACCTGGACAAAGTTTTCCTAGATTCAACGCAGAATGCAAAAGTTATAATGACTTTCCTTTTCATCAAGTAATAGCAGGAGACTGTAAAGTATTAGATAATTGGATTGAACAAATGATGGCTGTAGCTGAACCAAACGATATAAGTATACTGTTTATGAAATTTAATCGTAAGGGTAAGTTTGTAGCTGTTAAATGTGGTCCAACATGGGTCACTGATAATTTTATGTATTATTCAAGTAAATTCGGCGATTGGCTAATTATTGAGTTTAATGACTTTTTTAAAAACAACAAAGACCTTCTTAAAGCATATTCAGCACCAACAGACACTATGTCAGTAAAAAAAGAAAACATTTTAACAATTAACGTATAAAAATTTGTTTGGTCGGAGTTCTTCGACCCTCCTTGAGGAAGTACAGGTAGTGCTGTGCCGACGGAACTGGAGTAGGGGGATTATCCTCAAAATACCGAGAGTGCAATCGACAAAGCGAACACTCAACAAGCCTATAGCTATTTTGTCTTGATGTTATAGGATGTGCGTTGCCGAAGAAATGTCTAAGGACATTAGCTTCACTACAGGCCATAAACTTTATAGGGCAACCGGTAGGATACATAAGCAGTAAGGCTATATGAATTGGCAAAGACAACATGGATTGATGGGCATGGCAAATCAATTTTGGTAGTGCTGAATAGCACTACCATGGACATCCTAGCGGCAATATTAAAAAGTAAATAATAAAAAAACAAGACCGAACGAAGTGAGGGCTTAGACGAACGAAGTTCGTCTTTAGAAGAAAGGTAATTGTGATTTCTTAGTAACTTCAAGATTACTATCGATAATTTCATTAATCGATTTTCTTTCTGCCACAGACATATTTAATATGTCAACATAACTTGCACCACCTCTCATATACCAAGCCATGGTCAATGCGTTTTTCTTAATACTCCGCACCTCTTTCTCGTAACCGTCTATAAGCTTCTGTATTTCCTGAGGGCTAAGACGCAGAAGCCTTAACCGAAAAAATCTGTAGCGTTTAAAGTAAATGGTTGTTTATATTCATGGCTACAACTAGGGCATTTTATGTTTAATGGAGGTAATTCTGTTTTAGCCTTTAATTCTGCATGATAATCTCTAATTGTAACAAAATTATTTTTATCACAATTTTTTAAATAATCAAAAATAAAATTTTCATCCTTAACTTGGGTATTCGGTGTTTTTACATATTCTATAGCTTTACTGAGAATTTTCATTGTAAGTTCTGTAACTTTTTTTAATGCTTCCTGTCCTTTTTTATTTTTGACTTCTTGATCAGGTTCATTTTCAATTTCTACAAAGGATCTTTGTACCTCAAATTGTCCTAAACTTGCTTCATTCATTTCTTTATATGATAAAGGTTTAAATTTAATTTGAAGTTCACCTAATGGTAAAAGTTTATCGTAGTCTCCTGCCTTCATGTTACCTAATATTTGAATTAAATTAATTGTATAATCGCTTATATTTTCACAACTGGGGCATTGAGATTCAATTTCTAATTCATTACCTCCACTTGCTGATTTTATAGCAATTAATATTGCATCTAGATCGTTACTATTAATTAGCCATGGATTTTTAATAGAAGGAATACAACTTTTAATCAGTTCTACTACTGCTGTACCATTGAATAAAGCATCAGGTGTTTTTGTGGTAATCTCATCTATTGCTGTCATGGGAAATACAGCAACCTCTCCTGATTCAGGTAAATCAATAACTCCGAGAGGGTAATTTTTTCCACCACTTGGTAATTTTACAAATACAGCAGGTCTTCTAAAATATTGACGTAATGGGTTGTTTTCAATTGACATAAATTTCCTTTGTAGAATCAATTATTTTGGGTAATAAATACTAGTAGTATTTATTGGACGAAACCTATGGCAGAAATAAATGATGAATTAGCAGAAACATTAAGAAGACTAAGTGAAGAAATAGGTAATATGAACGCCATTACCTTAGCCAGTAATAGGTCATTAAGAGATCAATTACAAGTTCAAGGTAAACTAAGCAAAGCTTCACAAGATTTATCACACACTATAGATGAAGAAAATGAATTACGTGAACAAGCAGTTGAGCGTGAAAAAGCATTTAAATCCGCACAAACTCAGTCTATTTCTGCCTTAAAACAGTTTGGTTCTGCTATAACTGATACCACAAATAGTTTTAGCAAATATGAAGGTGGTATAAAAAGTTTAACAGGAGCAATAAGTGACGTAGCCAGTCAGTTTGGACCTTTAGGAAAAGCAGTTGGATTAGTTTCAACCGCTATCGGAGCTTTAGCAGGAGCAGTTTTAAAACAGACAGATGCAGTTATAAAAGGTTACGATGATTTAAGTAAACTTGGAGGTGCAGTAGGTCTTACAGCAGATGGTATTTTTAAATTAGGTAAAGAAGCAGGTTTTAGTTCGCAAACTTTGGGTAGTTTTACAAAAGGTGCAAAAGATGCAGGACAAAATTTAGCAGCTTTAGGAACTGGTACGACAGAAGGTGTAAAAGCATTTAGTAAATTTGTAGCGGTAGGTGATGAGCAATTAAAACAATACAGAAGATTGGGTTTCACACAAGACGAATTAATGGAAGCTCAAAATACATACCTTAAACAGCAGTTGGATGCTGGTAGGCAAATCACAAAAAGTCCACAAGAACTTCAGAAAGCAAGCTTACAATATATTGATAGTCTACTTGCCTTAGCCGAGTTAACAAATACTAGTCTAAAACAACAACAAGAAGCAATTGATTTTGCCAATGCAAATGAAAACTTTAATGCCTATAAGTTTGCAATGGAGCAAGAAAGACTATCACTTTTAAAACAAGCAGACCAAGAAACGGATCAGGTACGAAAAAGACAACTACAGGCTCAGGCAAGTCAAATAGATCAAACAGTAAAGGCCAAAGAAGAGTTCGCAATATTAGCAAAAAATACTATGAGCGCGGCTAATGCCACTGCTGTATTAGAAAGCATCAGTAATAAAAATGGTGTAGTATTAACAGAAAATAATGCCAAATTACAAATGGCAGGTATTGACATTGTTAAAATGGGATCAAACCTAAACAAAGGCGTTAATCAATCTGGTGAGTTATTAGGTGCTCAGGTAAATTCTGCTAATAAATTTGCTAAAGATTTTGGCGAAGCAGCATATGCATATGGTTCAGCAAGTAAAGATTTACAAAACACATTTGGACAAGATGTCAAAATGAGACAAACTGCTGCTCAATATGCAAAATATGCGAGTGAAGAAGAACAAAAAGCATTTATCAAAAAATTAGCACAAAATGAAGACGAAATTAAGAAAACTAAGGAAGCAGGTAAAGAGGGACAAAAAGCAGTTGATATGGCTGCTGAAAGAGAATCTGTTGAAAGAAAATTACGTGGTGCATTAGACGAAGCAGTAAATGCACTAAATCCATTTACAGGTAGTGTTAATGGATCAGCAATGGCTGCGGCTGCATTAACGGCAGCAGCAACAGCAGCAACTTATGCATTAACTAAATTAGCCATAACAAAAATGTCAGGTTCAGCCTTACCTGGTATGGCTGATAAAGCGGCTAAGGTTGGGGAAGTTGGTAAAGAGGCAATAAAAGGTGCAGCGTCCTCGTCAAGCGGAATAGGAAATGCTGCAAAAGCAGCAACTAGTACATTAGGAAAATTAGCAGGACCTGCGGCCGCTGTTGGAGCAGTGGTATCAGGTGGCTATACTGCATATACAGGTTATAAAAAGGCTGAGGAAGAAGAAAAAGAAGGTAAAATTACAAAACAGGAAGCCACTGCTAAAAAAGGTGAGGCTATAGGTGCAGGGACAGGAGAAGCAGTAGGTGGTGTAGCAGGCGCTTTAAAAGGTGCAGCATTGGGGGCAGCATTGGGTAGTGCTGTACCAGTATTAGGCACCGCAGTAGGTGGTATAATAGGTGCTGCATTAGGAGGACTAGCAGGTACTAAGATAGGTGAGGCTATAGGTGGATTTGCTGGTAAGAAAATAGGTGAAGTAGCAGCAGGGACAGCAGAAAAAGAAACTAAGAAGGTAGAAACTGCTAAAAAAACACAAGCAGTAGAACCTGAAAGAGAGAAGCAAACACCTAGTGTGGAATCTTCTAAAGAACCAAAGCCTGAAAGAGAGAAGCAAACACCTAGTGTGGAATCTTCTAAAGAACCAAAGCCTGAAAGAGAGAAGCAAACACCTAGTGTGGAATCTTCTAAAGAACCAAAATCTAAAAGTGGTCGTTATTATGAAGTTAATGGTCAACCTGCTAAAAAAACACAAGCAGTAGAACCTGAAAGAGAGAAGCAAACATCTAGTGTGGAATTTTCTAAAGAACCAAAATCTAAAAGTGGTCGTTATTATGAAGTTAATGGTCAACCTGCTACTAAAGAAGAATATGACGCAAATAGAGCACAATTTGATAAAGCAAAAGAAAAAATGCCTAAAATGGCAAAAGGAGGAGTCACCACAGGCCCAAGTTTGGCAGGAGAGGCAGGTCCTGAAGCTGTTGTACCTTTACCAAATGGAAATAAAATTCCTGTAGAAATGCAAATGCCTAAATTATCAAATATATTAGACAATGAAAGATTTGAAAGTGAAGAAAAATTAAATGAGGAATTAGAAAAAACTGAAAATATTCTAAGTAAATTAACAGCTTCATTAACAAAATGGGAAGCTTTGACTAAGGAACAAATTGAAACAAAAGAAGAAGAAAATGAAAAAATAAAAAATCTTCAGTCTGCTACAGATGTTATGTCAAATGCATTTAAGTTAGCAAGTATTGATTTAGGTAAATTTTCTTCAAACATTAAAATTAAACTTTCAGAAGGAACAGTACAACAAAAAGACAAGGATACTGTAGCAGACACAATACAAGGAACTGGAATAACGGCTGGAAAAACATCTGGAACTGGTATTACTCCTGGTGTAAAAATAGGTGAAGGAATAAAATTAGGTGTAGGTGAGCAACATAAAAATTTAATAGATGAACTTAAAAAACAGGGCATTACAGGTACTGCAAAAGTTAGTAATATAATGGCACAGGTTCAGGCTGAATCTGGATTTAAAGCACAAAGTGAAGATGTAGGGAAATATTCTGCAAAAAACCTTTATGACCTTTATGGACCAGAACAAACTAAAAATAAAGTACGATTTAAAAGTATGGAGGAAGCTAAAGCCGTTGTTGAAAAAGGACCAGAAGCAGTTGGTAATTTATTATATGGTGGTAGAATGGGTAATGCTGCGGATGAAGGGTACAAATATCGCGGTAGAGGACTAATACAACTTACAGGAAAATCTAATTACGAAAAATATGGTAAAATGATTGGTGTTAATTTAGTAGAAAATCCTGACTTAGCTAATGACCCACAGGTAGCTTCAAGTCTCGCTGCTGCTTATTTTGCAGATAAAGAAAAGCGTGGAGTAGATTTAACTGATATAAATGCTGTAAACAAGGCTGTTGGTTTCGCAGGAGGTGGTGCTGAAGCACAAAAACGTGCAAGTTTGGCACAAGGTTTTGCAAGTCGAGATTTATCTGGTGGGGGAGTTAGTGTAGATTCTATTGATAAAATTTTAGCATTTGGTGGAGCCTCAGGAAGCAAAGAAAATTTTGAAGGTTTACAGGATAGTGTAGAAAATAGAGTAATTGAAGCAGCCAAAATGTATGCCTCAGCTACAGGTAAAAAATTACAAATTAATAGCGCAAAAAGAGATGGAGAAGATCAAAAAAGACTATATCAAGAGTCAGTAGATGCAGGAAGACCTGGACGAGGTCCCTCAGGAATGGCAATTGCTAAACCAGGAACAAGTAAACATGAAAGAGGGTTAGCTGTCGATATTCAAAATTATAGCGATCCTGCAGCCGTTTCTGCAATGAATCAACAAGGATTATTTCAAACTGTTCCAAATGATCCCGTACATTTTGAATTACCTAAAGCTGAATTTGGTGGGATATTTTCTGGACCAATGGCAGGTTACCCCGTTGAATTACATGGTAATGAAATAGTAGCTCCGTATGATCCAAATTCAATGTTAGCTAAAATGTTAACTGCTCCTCCAGGAACTGAGAAAGAAATTCCTGCGATTGATACAACAACACAACCATCTAATTTAATTAGAGATATACAAGCAATGAACGTTCAAATGATGGATATGATAGCGGTCAAATTAGATACAATGATTGAAGCATTAGGAACTAGTAATGATTTGCAAAATAAACTTGTTACATATTCAAGAACTTGATATAAATACTCTATAATATGACTTATAAGAAAAAATTCCTAAACAAAAGTGGTGTCAGTAGCCCTATTTCAGGAGCTAATAGCAACAATGGTGCTTGGAATAATATCGGCACTAATAATTTACCGACAGGTGGTTGGAATAATACTGAATTTGGTTATAAAAATTACATGAGTCGATTGCCTGAAGTATATACAGGGCACCCAAATCGTATTGAAAGATATAACCAATATGAAATGATGGACGTTGATGCTGAAATAAATGCATGTTTAGATATAATTTCAGAGTTTAGCACACAAAAAAATGAACACAATAAAACTCCATTTAGTTTTGATTTTAAAGATGAACCAACACCACATGAAGTTGAACTTTTAAAAACTCAGTTACAGCAATGGTGTAAACTCAATGAATTTGATAACCGTATTTTTAAAATATTTCGAAATGTTATAAAATACGGAGATCAAGTATTTGTTCGTGATCCTGAAAATTTTAAACTTTATTGGGTAGATATGGTAAAGGTAATTAAAGTTATTGTAAATGAAAGTGAAGGAAAAAAACCCGAACAATATGTTTTAAAAGATATCAATATCAATTTACAAAATTTAAGTGTTGCTCAAAAAACTAATACAGATTTTGCAGCAAATCCTGCTACTGGATTAGGTGGCACTGGTGGAGGAACAAATACTCCATATACTGTACCAGCAATGCCATATAATACAACAGGAAGTCGTTTTACATTGGGACAAAGCGAAAGTGCGATTGATGCAAAACATATATTGCATTTAAGTTTGACTGAAGGGTTAGATAGATTTTGGCCATTTGGTCAAAGTATTTTAGAAAACATTTTTAAAGTTTATAAACAAAAAGAATTATTGGAAGATGCGGTATTAATTTATCGTGTGCAACGTGCTCCTGAACGTAGAATGTTTAAGATAGATGTTGGTAATATGCCAAGTCATTTAGCTATGGCATTCGTAGAACGTATTAAAAACGAAATACACCAGCGTAGAATTCCAAGTTTGTATGGTGGTCAAAGTATTGTTGATGCAACCTACAATCCATTAAGTATGAATGAAGATTATTTCTTTCCTGTTACAGCAGATGGGCGTGGCAGTAGTGTTGAAGTATTACCAGGTGGGCAAAATTTAGGTGAGATAGATGATTTAAAATATTTTAATAATCGTTTAGCAAGAGGGTTACGTGTACCAAGTAGTTATTTACCCACAGGTCCTGACGATAATACAACACCATTAAGTGATGGAAGAGTTGGCACCGCTATGATTCAAGAGTTTCGTTTTAATCAATATTGTGAGCGGCTACAAAGTTATATGGCAATGAAGCTAGATGAAGAATTCAAATTATTTTTAAGATGGCGAGGATTTAATATTGATAGTGGATTGTTTAGTTTAGTTTTTAATCCACCACAAAACTTTGCTGCATATAGGCAGAGCGAATTAGATACAGCAAGAGTTGGTACATTTTCTACTATGGAAGCTTTTCCTTATATTAGTAAACGGTTCGCTTTAGAAAGATTTTTAGGATTAACTGAAGAAGAAATAAAACAAAATGAAAAGTTATGGAATGAAGAAAATAAGAAAGACATTGTAGATACACCAACTGGTGATGATTTAAGAAATATAGGTGTAAGTGCTAGTGACTTACAGGCAGATCAGGATACAATGGATCAGGTTGAACAAGGTGAAGAAGCAGAACAAGGAGCAGAGGTAGCAGGACCTGTAGGGAGTGAAACTCTAGGGGTAGCACCTGCACCTACTGGAGCACCAGGTGCTCCAGTACCAATATAGTGAGATAAATACAATTATGTTACTAAATGAAATGTTTGATGCTCCGATAGCAGGTTATCAAGATTTAAAATCTGATAACAGTAGACCTATGTGGAAAATGAGTAGAAAAACAAAGTTAACATTGAAGCAAATAAGAACCTTACGTAAAATGATGGATGTTAGAAACTATGAAAAGAAAGAACATTTGAAAAAAGTAAGGGAACAATACGGTGCTAAACCAGAGCAATCGGAAGCTCCATCACTATAATCCTACCAAAAACGTAAAAAAATAGACTATTTTGAGCTATTTTTTTAACTATCAACTAAATAGTTATTACAAAGCCATTCCAATCAGGAGATATTTATAATGGATAACAAAAAATTTGAACAACTTATTGATTTAATTATCAATGAGAATGAAGATCAAGCAAGACAATTATTTCATGAAATAATTGTTGAAAAGTCCCGTGAAATTTATGAATCTATCATGGATGAAGAAATGATGGATGAATCTATGCATGAAGGCATGGAAGATGATATGGAAGAAGGCATGGGAGGTCAAGTAGGTGATTTACTTGATGAAATCAATGCTGAAGAAGAAATGTCAGAAGCCGAAGACGACGAAGACCTAGAAATTGATGATGAAGAAACCATTGAACTAGAGCCTGATGAAGATGACATGGACATGGGCGGTGAAGAAGATTTAGAAGATCGTGTTGTTGACATGGAAGAAAAAGTTGATGAGTTAGAAAGACTCATGGCTGAATTCCAAGCTGAAATGGGCGGCGGCGATGACATGGGTGATATGGGTGATATGGGTGACGAAGAAGTTGCTGACATGGGTGACGAAGAAGAAGTCGCTATGATGGAAAATGTCAACCTTAAACAAGTAGGTGGTTCTACGTACAATACTTATGGTAAAATGGGTGACAATGGAGTACAAACAAAGAGTCCAAACCTAAACAATAGTGGTCAAAAAGGAATGGATAGCAAGCCAGTGAAATTTAGTGGCGCCGCTGAAAGTGTTCCAACAAGTCCAAAAGGACCAAGTAATTTATATAGCAAAGGTGAGACACAGGTAAAAGGAGCTGGAAACTTTAAGAATAGTCCTGCTAAGGATAATTTTAGAGAGAAAGGCGAATCAACACCCAAGCCAGTAACAAAAGACGGTGCTGCTGATAAGCATAGTCCAGTAGCTAAGAGTTAAGGAACTGAGAGCAAATGGCTTTGTATCTCAAGGAAACTTTGACATTTGACCGTGCAAACATGGTCGTTGAAAGTGTCAAGGAAGAAGGCGGTGAGTTGAAAACCCTTTATATGAAAGGGATTTTCATTCAAGGCGGCGTCCGTAATGCAAATGAGCGTGTTTACCCTGTTTCTGAAATAGAAAACGCTGTAGATACTCTTAACAAACAAATTAGCGAAGGTTACTCAGTATTAGGGGAAGTAGATCACCCTGATGATTTAAAGATTAACTTGGATCGAGTATCACATATGATAACCAGTATGTGGATGGACGGGCCAAATGGTTTTGGAAAATTAAAGATTCTACCTACTCCAATGGGTCAATTAGTAAAGACTATGTTGGAGAGTAGCGTAAAACTTGGCGTATCTAGTCGAGGCAGTGGTAATGTCAATGATTTAGACGGCCGTGTCAGTGATTTTGAAATAATCACTGTTGATGTTGTTGCTCAACCAAGCGCACCAAATGCGTATCCTAAAGCAATTTATGAAGGTGCTATGAACATGAAATATGGTCATAAACTTTTAGAGATTGGTAAGGAAATAAAAGGCGACAAAAAAGTAGAAAAGTACTTGAAAGAGGAAGTAATGCGCCTCATCAAGGACCTCAAAATTAATTAAAGGGGAAAAGAGCATGTTTGATGCTATCAAACCACTACTTGAAAGCGGATTAATCAAAGAGGATGTAGCCAAGGAACTCAATGAGGCTTGGGAAGGCAAACTTAATGAAGCCCGTGAACAAGTTCGTGCTGAATTACGTGAAGAATTCGCACAACGCTATGAGCATGATAGAAGCGTGATGGTTGAAGCCCTTGATAAGATGATAACAGAAAGTCTACAAACAGAGATTGCTGATTTTAACGAAGAACGTAAAGCACTTAGTGAAGAACGTGTTCGTGCAAAAGTTCAGTTACAAGAAAGTGCAAGAAAATTTAATGACTTTATGGTTACCAAATTAGCCGAAGAAATTCGTGAATTACGTCAAGATCGTAAGGCTCAAATGGAAAACCAACAAAAGTTAGAAAAGTTTGTTGTACATGCGTTGGCTCGTGAAATTAAAGAATTTGCACAAGACAAACGTGCTGTTGTAGAAGCAAAAGTTAAGTTAGTTGCAGAAGGTAGAGCTAAGTTAGAACAACTTAAATCTAGATTCGTAAAAGAAAGCGCAAACAAACTTAATACAATTGTTACATCACATCTAAAGGGTGAATTGTCACAATTAAAAGAAGATATTAAATCTGCCAAAGAAAACAACTTTGGTCGTAAACTCTTTGAAGCCTTTGCTAGCGAGTTTAGTGTGACTTATCTTAATGATAAAGCAGAAACACGAAAACTACTAACAAAGCTTGAAGAAAAAGAATCACAACTAGCAGAAGCAGTTAAATTAATCAACCAATCTAAAAAATTAGTTGAGAGTAAAGAGCGTGAAGTTCGCATGATTAAAGAAACCAATGAGAGAAAGAAAGTATTAGATGATTTACTAGCTCCTCTCAATAAGGAAAAATCAGAAGTCATGATGAGCTTACTAGAAAGCGTACAGACACCAAAATTGAAGTATGCTTTCGATAAGTATTTACCAGCAGTTCTAAATGCAGGTACAAATCAAGGTTCTATTAAGAAAACTGAAAAGTCAACATTAACAGAATCAAAATTTGTAACAGAAGTGACTGGTGATAAATCTGCCAAGATTGAAGTAAAAGAAGAATTCGAAGGGCGTGATAACGTCATCGAAATTAAGCGTTTGGCAGGGCTTTAATTTATAGACATAATTAGGAGAAAATATAAATGTCAAAAGTACTCTTAGAAAGCCGTTGGGACGAGACCAAAGACGCCCTGTTAGAAGGCTTAAAAGGAACTCGCCGTTCTACAATGGGTGTTATTTTAGAAAACACTCGCAAATCACTACTCCAAGAAAGTAGTGCTGGTACAACTACAGCAGGTAATATTGCTACACTTAATCGTGTAATTCTACCAGTGATCCGTCGTGTTATGCCAACAGTTATTGCAAATGAACTAGTTGGTGTTCAACCAATGACAGGACCAGTTGGTCAAATTCACACATTGCGTGTTCGTTATGCTCAGTCATTAACTGATACATCAGCAGCAGCAACAAGTGTAACAGCAGGTGAAGAAGCATTATCACCATTCAAGATTGCACAGGCTTATTCACGTACACCTTCAGCGACATCTTCAACATCAAGCTACACAGCTAACGATACAGCAAGTTTAGAAGGCAACGGTGGTAAGCAAATCTCTGTACAAATCTTAAGACAAGCTGTTGAAGCAAAGTCACGTAAGTTACAAGCAAGATGGACATTCGAAGCAGCACAAGATGCTCAAAGCCAACATGGTATCGACGTAGAAGCAGAAATCATGGCAGCGTTAGCACAAGAAATTACTGCTGAAATTGACCAAGAAATCTTGTTATCATTACGTACTTTAGCAAGTACAGAGTTTACATACAACCAAGCAACAGTATCAGGTACAGCTACATACGTTGGTGATGAACATGCTGCTTTAGCAGTTCTAATTAATCGTGTTGCTAACCTAATTGCACAACGCACTCGTCGTGGTGCAGGTAACTGGGCAGTTGTATCAAGCGCAGCATTGACAGTTCTACAAAGCGCAACAACATCAGCATTTGCACGTACTACAGAAGGTACATTTGAAGCTCCAACAAATACAAAGTTTGTTGGTACATTGAATGGTGCAATGCGTGTGTTTGTAGATAGCTATGCTCCAGACACAACGCCAGTACTAGTTGGTTACAAAGGTTCAAGTGAGACAGATGCAGCAGCATTCTATTGCCCATACATTCCATTGATGAGCAGTGGTGTTGTTCTAGATCCAAGCACATTCGAGCCAGTAGTTAGCTTTATGACTCGTTATGGTTATATCGAGTTAACAAATACAGCATCATCATTCGGTAATGCTGCTGACTACGTTGGAGAAATTGCGGTCCAAAATCTCACCTTTCAATAAATCGTACAAAAAAGTGTACAAATTAAAGCGCACTTCGGTGCGCTTTTTTATATTGTAATGTCAGTGTCAGTAGTAATATTTAAGATAGACTTTGATTTGTCTTTTAATTTTTTATTGTACAGTCGTGTACAGTTTGCACAAAATGTTTTAATGTTATTCTTTTCTTTGTTTTTTTTATTACCATCTTTATATATTAAATTTAACTGACATTTATCCTCAGCTACAAAACCACATTTATCACATTTTGTTTTTTTAGTATGTAAAAAACTATAGTTTTCGTTGTATTTTCCTTTAGCACAACTTGCACAATATTTGTGCCATTTTTGAAAGCCATGTTTACTTTTTCCGTTAGGTTTTACCAATGAAATATTACATAATTGGCAAAGCTTACGTCTAGGTTGTCTTAATAACATCAATTATTTAGACATGGAAAAAAGATATTAATGGATCTTTTTTCCACATTTAATATATTAAAAAGTAGATAAATACAAAGTAAGGACCTTTTATTATGTCATCTGATCCATTTAATGCACCTGGCGGATTTAGTGTTGGAATACCACCTGTTCCTGTAGCTGATGCCAATGGAAATATTATTACAAACGTTAATACCACAGGTAACGTAACGGCAGTTAATATTTATGGAAATAATTATTTCTATGCTAATGGAGATCCCTTCATTCCTGGCGGAACACAGGGTACACAAGGAATACAAGGTACTCAAGGATTTCAAGGTATAATTGGAATAGGTATACAAGGTGTTCAGGGTATACAAGGAAATCAAGGCAGTGAAGGTATTGATGGTACGCAGGGTATGCAAGGCACAAATGGAGTGCAAGGTGTTCAGGGTATACAAGGGTTGGACGGAGCATTTGCAGGACAAGGCGTACAAGGCGTACAAGGTTCTCTTGGCATACAAGGTGTACAAGGTGTACAAGGCGTACAGGGATTACAGGGTGTACAAGGTGTACAAGGCATACAAGGCTCTCTAGGTGTACAAGGTGTACAAGGTGTACAAGGTGTACAAGGTGTACAAGGTGTACAAGGTGTACAAGGCATACAAGGCTCTCTAGGTATACAAGGTGTACAAGGTGTACAAGGTGTACAAGGTGTACAAGGTGTACAAGGCATACAAGGCTCTCTAGGTATACAAGGTGTTCAAGGCACACAAGGACTACAAGGCACACAAGGACTACAAGGCATACAAGGTGTACACGGATTACAAGGCTCTCTAGGTATACAAGGCGTTCAAGGCATACAAGGACTACAAGGCATACAAGGTGTACACGGATTACAAGGCTCTCTAGGTATACAAGGCGTTCAAGGCATACAAGGACTACAAGGCATACAAGGTGTTCAAGGTACAAAAGGCGTTCAGGGTACACAAGGAATACAAGGTACACAAGGAATACAAGGAATACAAGGAATACAAGGAAGTCAAGGTATACAAGGAATTTTAGGTACACAAGGTTTTCAAGGTTTTCAAGGTGCACAAGGTGTTCAGGGTATACAAGGTAGTCAAGGTATACAAGGTGATTTAGGTATACAGGGTTTTCAAGGTTTTCAAGGTGCACAAGGTGTTCAGGGTATACAAGGTAGTCAAGGTATACAAGGTGATTTAGGTATACAGGGTGTTCAAGGTATACAAGGTATACAAGGTATACAAGGTATACAAGGGACGATAGGTATACCAGGTGTTCAAGGTGTCCAAGGCATTCAAGGGATACAGGGTACACAAAGTTTGCAAGGTATTCAGGGAGTTCAGGGATCTTATGGTATACAAGGTATACAAGGTATACAAGGTATACAAGGTATACAAGGTATACAAGGTATACAAGGTTCTTTGGGTATAGGTTTTGTATGGAAAGGTGAATATGACTCGGAGACAATTTATAGATTAAATGACGTAGTTTTTTATAATGGTAGTGCTTTTATTGCTGTTTACCCTTTACAACCAGATCCTCCGTTTGGGCCGTTCGGTGGTGAAGTACCAGAGTTTAGTCCAGGTGTAATTAATACAGATTTTTGGGCATTAATGAGTGCTCAAGGACTACAAGGATCACAAGGTATACAAGGTTCACAAGGTTCACAAGGTATTTTTGGACTACAAGGAGTACAAGGAACACAGGGTGTTCAAGGACTGCAAGGAGAAAAAGGAACACAGGGCGTACAAGGAACACAAGGAACAATACCTGCAATAGGTGGTTCAAATACCCAAGTACAATTTAATGACGATGGTAATTTAGCAGGATCATCATTCTTAACATTTGATAAAAATACTCAAATTTTATCACTACAAAATATAAACGTTTTAGGCAATGTAGGTAGTAACCTTATTCCAAATGCCGATATTACATATGACCTAGGATCTAATACTTTAAGATGGAAGGATCTATATCTTTCAAATTCTACAATTTATATTGGTAACGCTACAATTTCTGCAAATGGAAATGCTCTTACCCTAAGTTCGCCTGAAGGGAGTACTTTTGCAGTAGAAGGAGATCAAGCTAATAGCACAATTGTTACAGAAAAGTTATTGGTTAATAGTGAATTTTCTGGTAATACAGCAAATTTAAGTGGTAATTTATCAGCAAATTATTTATTTGGTAATGGTACATATTTACAAGGATTATCTCCAATAAGTTTACAAGGGCTAACAGTTAGTCAAAGTAACATCACAGGAGGTAATTTAACTAATACAATATCAAATGTTACAGGATTATTTTTTGATACAGATACTGGATTTAATGTTACTGATTTAGCTAATGGTAATGTGGTTGTTTCTCTTGGAAGTACCTTTAAAACATGGGAGGTTAACGGACAACCAAGTCTTGTTGCTGTGGGTGAAGATACAGTTGAATTTATTGCTGGTAATGGTATTATAATCACTACAGATCCAAATTCTAATCCGCAAAGTATTACATTTGAATCAACAGGTGGTGGAGGTGGAGCTAGTATTAGCAATGGAAATAGTAACGTCAACATTGCTAGTACTGATGGAAATATAACTTTTGCGGCAAATGGAGTTGCTAATATTATGACAGTGGCAGAAACAGGAGTTTATATACCAAATACATCAGGTGGGGCAACAAATATACAATTAGGAGATCCAACACAAGGTAATTTAATTTCAAACGCTGTAACTTTGTCAAATAGTTCAAGTGTGTCTAATGCCATAGCACAACTAAATAACATTTTAGGTAAACTTGTACCTCCTAGTCCAACCAATTTTCCAGGTGGACAAACTCTTTCAATTTCAAGTTTGTCAACTTACCGTATGGCAAATTTTACGCAAACTGACAATACTCCAGGAGCCAACAAAAACGTAGCAGGAGGCACAACAGTCACAACAGTTCGTAGAGCAGGATCTTATTCAACCTCGAACATTGCAAATGTTGGTCCAGGGGATCAGGGAACAATCACTGTATTTTTAAATGGTTCCGATGCAGGTAACAGGACTCTAACAACAGCACTTAATGGAAATGGGACATATAGTAATTTAATTATTTTTAACAACTATGATTACAGTGTAGCCAATGCAAACATAACTGCAGGATTTTGGTCAGTATTTTCTAGTAGAGCAAGTGGTACGGTAACTGAAGGATGGAATGAAGTTAAAATTGCAGATAGTGCTACAAGTAATACTAATATCCCATATTGGTACTATGATAGTAGCGCACCTGGAACTCCTGCATTTAGCAATGTTAGTTTTACAGCTCCCGGTTCTCCAACTTACTTATATTCAAGCACTGTACCACATTATCCAAATACAAATCAGTTTATTGCTAATTTTGAAGTTAATCGTTTAAGTGGCAATATGTATCCTACAAGTGACACATTTATAACAGGCACAGCGGGTGGTGCATTTTCTGCTCCTTCCAGTGTTACATATGCATCAGCAGGAGTTACAACACCACTTGCACAAAATTTATATGTAAGTTCAGGTACACAAGCTGTTTCTACCACTGCTAATGTAACAAGTGGATTTGGGGCAAGTTCGGGTAGTCCTAGTGTAACAGCTAATAATAGTTACAATGCAGGTACTCAATCATTATCTCCAGGAGCTAATGTTCTTTACAAAACAGGAACTTCTAGTACAATGGAAGAAACAAATATTGTAATAACAGGTACAGTTGGTATAGGATCAGGACTTGCATTTAGAATAAACAATCCAGGATCTACGGATACACCTACATTTAGTGCTAACGCTACTGCTTTTAATAGTCAAACAGGACCATTACAAACTTATGATGCTACAATCGTAGCAGCAATATTGAAGCATGATATCACAAATTATAGTACAGGTTATTTACCAATTGGACCAAATCTAAGCAGTGGTAGAGGTGGTTCACAATACTTTACATTTAAATTTGTAAGAACTTCATTGTCAAAATTTGATTTTAAATGGACAGGTACATTAGCAGGACTATGGATAGCATTACCAGGAAGTGTAATTGATTCTACATCAACCTTAAATGGATGGTTAGATTTAAGCATAGCATATGCTGGTGCTGGTATTCCTGGAGCGAACACAGGAGCAGGAGGTAATGGAAGTAATGGTTGTGCATTAGGTGGAGTTGCCCCATTGAACTCAGCACAAACAAATAAGGCAATCACAGCTACCTTGGGTACTGTAAGTTCGTCTAGTACAGTAACTAATGAATTATATGTCCGTATAAAATTAACAAGTGGTCAAAGTATTACAGCATTTAGTTTAACAGCAGCAAGCAATTAAGGAATATACGTAATGTCAATTTCTCAAAGTCAAAAATTAGACCTACTTTATAAACAGGCGTTTGGTGTTACAAAGACTGACACAGAAGCAAACAAGAGTCCAAGTAATGAATCTATTCCAAGTCCTTTACTAATAAGAGGAGATACTGTTTGGATAGATGCAGATCAAATTCCAAATATAGCAGCACCAGTTGTAGATATTGTAGAAGAATATGTAGGTGTTAATGCAATTGAATGCGTCGCTGATACAACAACAGTGCCAATTGGAGGAATTTATCCGACATGGCTTACTAACTTAACATATTGGATTCCACAAGAATTTGGATCTACTTATTTAGTAAAAACATATGTTGATAACCCAGGGGTTGCAAATCCTCAAATAACAGGTACACAGATTTTTGATGCAGGATCAGGCGGAACAGGTGAATATTGGTTTAATTATCAATCTGGTGTTTTAAATTTCATTGGTAATACTATACCGGCTGCATTGACATCAGGGAAAGTAATTTATGTAGTTGGTTATCGTTATATTGGTACAGTTGGATTAAGTGGTGGAGGTGGTGGTCAAGGACTACAAGGACTACAAGGAGTTCAGGGAACACAAGGCGTACAAGGTACACAGGGTACACAGGGCCTACAAGGAATACAAGGTACACAAGGTACACAGGGAGTTCAGGGTACACAAGGCCTACAAGGTTTACAAGGTGTACAAGGCACTCAAGGCGTTCAGGGTACACAAGGCGTACAAGGAGTTCAAGGTACACAAGGAGTTCAAGGTATACAAGGTATACAAGGAACACAGGGTATACAAGGAACACAAGGAACACAGGGAACACAGGGAGTTCAAGGTACACAGGGAGTTCAAGGTACACAGGGAGTTCAGGGTACACAGGGAGTTCAAGGTACACAAGGGCTACAGGGTGTTCAAGGTACACAGGGAGTTCAGGGTACACAGGGTGTTCAAGGCACACAAGGGCTACAGGGTGTTCAAGGTACACAAGGTACACAGGGAGTTCAGGGTACACAGGGAGTTCAAGGTACACAAGGGCTACAGGGTGTTCAAGGTACACAGGGAGTTCAGGGTACACAGGGTGTTCAAGGCATACAAGGGCTACAGGGTGTTCAAGGTACACAAGGGCTACAGGGAGTTCAGGGTACACAGGGTGTTCAAGGCACACAAGGGCTACAGGGCATTCAAGGCACACAAGGTACACAGGGAGTACAAGGCACACAAGGCACACAAGGCACACAAGGAGTTCAGGGAACACAAGGCGTTCAAGGAGTTCAGGGAACGCAAGGAACACAAGGCGTTCAAGGTACACAAGGACTACAAGGCGTTCAAGGTACACAAGGACTGCAAGGCATTCAAGGCACACAAGGTACACAGGGAGTTCAAGGTATACAAGGTACACAGGGTGTTCAAGGTACACAAGGGCTACAGGGAGTACAAGGTACACAAGGGCTACAGGGTGTTCAAGGTACACAAGGGCTACAGGGTGTTCAAGGCACACAAGGACTGCAAGGCATTCAAGGCACACAAGGTACACAGGGAGTTCAAGGTATACAAGGTACACAGGGTGTTCAAGGTACACAAGGGCTACAGGGAGTACAAGGTACACAAGGGCTACAGGGTGTTCAAGGCACACAAGGAGTTCAAGGGACACAGGGAGTTCAAGGCACACAAGGGCTACAGGGTGTTCAAGGTACACAAGGTACACAGGGAGTTCAAGGTATACAAGGTACACAGGGTGTTCAAGGCACACAAGGGCTACAGGGCATTCAAGGCACACAAGGTACACAGGGAGTACAAGGCACACAAGGCACACAAGGCACACAAGGAGTTCAGGGAACACAAGGCGTTCAAG